GTAGCTATGAATTGAACTATAGTAGTACTTCGAAAAGATATCCCTAATGGTAAATTAATATTTATATTACCTGTAGTAGCTTTAATTTCTACAGTTGCTGGGGGAGTTGTTACCATTAATTTAGCACTTACATTACCAAATTGAGGGGTTAATATTCCAGGACCCATAAGTCTATTTGGACCCTGTGAATTAAAATTAAATGATCCAAATTGAGTTGTATCTGATGATGAAGCATTTGGATTATCAGATGTAAAAACACCCCCTGCACCTTCACAAGCAGCTCTAGTAGTAAAACTACCTATAGAACAAGTTCCAGTTTCAGGACCACTATTACTTCCACTCTGGTTTCCATCCATTTGATTTAAAAGAGAAGGATCAGTAATTTGTAATAAATCAATTCTAAATTTAATTTCTTCAATTAATACTGTAACTGAAGATGAATATGAATATCCTTCATCTGATAAATTATATAATTTTTCAAGATCTTTAGTCCCTTCAATTCTTCTAGATGGAAAAGAAAAAGTATTATTAGGCTCATTTTGAATTACTAATTTCCACCCTTTATAAAAAAGAGGATTATTAGAATTAGGTTGTAATTGTAATAATAATTCAGCTTCTGTTGCTTCGTTAACACTAGCATTTGAACTTAAACCGGTTGAAGCTAAAACAGTACTTAAATCAGAGTTATTAATGGAGCCATCTAATCCAGCTTCTAATAAACATGGATTTAATAAACCATCAATTGCATTTAACTTAGCTATTAACGCAGCTATTCCATCTGCTATTTGTTTTAAAGCACCAGGTATAATACCTACTGCTCCCTTTCCTGCTTTTACTAAATCTCCTAATATATCAACTACAACCGCGGGACCTGTAGCTAATAATGCAGGAGAAAATGGAGGTAGAGGAATAGGAAGGAATTTAATTATATTTACAGCTATATTTAATCCTGTTAATATACCATTTAAAGTTGTACCTATTTTAGTAATAGTGTTAATAACACTTGATACCTGCGTTAAAGCTGATATAATTTGTTGTTTTTGAGCTATTATTCTTTGAAGTTCACCTGCAGGAGGACACCCTAATTCAAATTTTTCTAACATAGAATCAGCCATAGCATCAAACCTAGCTGTTCCTTTTGCTAACTTTACAATTTGTTTTATGATAATAGGAGTTAACATTATTTAGTTGTAGTTACTTTTGATTTATATTTTTCAATTTTATTTATTATTGTTTGAGCCGCTTGTGTTACATTAACCGCAGGTACAGGTATTGCAGCATTAGGTACAAAAGGTGGACCTGCTCCTATAGGGGTTTGTAAAGCTGTTCCTAAAGCTACTAATTGAGTACATAATTTTTGTAAATCAGCTAAAAATTTATTACCTAATATAATGGGTTCAGTTGCATCTTTATCACCAAACTTTATATCTTTACATTCTACTACTGTTTTATTAGCTGCTGTTATATTAACTGAGTCATTAGATCCTAAAAATATTGATTTTTCAGCACTTAATAATATACTGTCTGTACGTGAATTAAATATTAATCTATTTGAATTTAAGATTACTTGAGAGTCAACATATTCATTAGGTATTATTGGTTCGTTATCGTATGAAGAATATTTAGTATTAATAGCATTAATTGGTATTTTTTGTGTTGAGGTTAAATAAATATTTGATTTATCTTCATTAATATCTTCAACTTGAGGTATCCATGGATCAGTTAATTCTTCATGTTGACCATTTCTAATAATTGTTATTGGATCACCATCTTCACCTTCCTCAGACCATGTGTTTGTAGGTATACCATCATTTGAAGTTGAACCAAATCTAATACTATTCCCCCATCTACCTTCATGAGTAACATCACCTTCATATAACTGTAAAGCTCTTGTGTCTAATTTTTCTATGAAAGTTTCACCCAACTTAATTTCTGTATCTCCATCAGATGATTGTCTTAATGGGACTCCTGCTTCGGTTTGGGTATAATCACCATTACCACCATTACTATTATCTTCTGGGTCTGCCCAAAGTGGATCTGGGATAGCATTATGGTGGACACTATTCCATATATTAATTGATTGGAAATAATAATATGATATTTTTGAAGGGCTTAATTGAGAAAAGGGATTAGGTAAACCAATTATATATACTACTTCATTATGAGTAGGTGGTTGTTTAAAATTTGGGAATAATGGAAGAGCAAATTGATCTTCATCTACATTTATAGTTGGTGAATCTAATGGTGAAAAAAATACTCCAGCCATTCCAGCATATCCACCTTTATCTTCCCACTCATCAGGATAATCATCAGGATTTAACAATACTCTTCTAACTCTTCCTGAAAATACCCCTTTAGGTATAAATGGTGTTGAATTTCCCGATTGATTTCTAGTAGAACCTGTAGTACTTTTAGCCATTATTTATCCTTATTTTTCTGGAGTTTTTCCATTTCTTCTAAAAGTTGTGTTTTTTCATCATCACTTATACCAAACCCTCCATCTTCATCCTGGTTTTGTAAAGCACGTTGAATAATAGTAGCCATTTTAATTAAAGCTTCATCATTTTTAACCCCAATATCTAAATATTCTTTAATCAGTGGAACTATTAACGTAGCATCACCTATTTCTTGGACTAAAGGTTTTAGTTCTGATATGAGGGAAGATACTTGATCTTCTCGTTTTTGTTGATTTTGGTAAATTTCCTCAAGTATATCCGAAAATTTTTTTTTACCAAATATTATTGAATCTAGATGTCCCATGGTAATTTTGATTATAAATATGCTTAAAATAAACCTTTAAGACGGGAAGGCACCGGTTTCTAGATAAAATAAATATTTTTCTTTAAATATTTTGTATAAAACGTTAGCTATTTTTGTTATTTTTGGAGTTTTTACATCAACTTGCTCCCTAATATAAATGTATAGTGCTTTTTTATTAAATATGTCTATATTATCTCTTTTTCTAAATAACTCTAATATGGCATCTGCTATTTGTGCATCATAAGGTTTTTTAAAGATATCGTAAATATTATCTGTCACAAATTCTACATACTGATCCACAAATAAAGATAATTTATCTGATGATTTATATCCTTGAAAATCTAATTCATCTTTTGTTTCTCCTTCTATTATTTTTTCAACACCTAAATCCATTTTAGCTGAATTTACAAATGAAGGAGATGACATATCTAGATTAGAATAATTATTTAGATCTGAAATAGGTATATTACTTAATTTTTTGTTATAATTTTTAGTTGTATAAACAATTAACCATCGTTTTACAATAGTACCAAAATAAGAATAGGCCTTAGCTCCATTTTCTGGGTTAAATAGATGAATTTTATCAAGTAAAAATATCATAATCTCATGTTGTAAATCTTCTAAATTTTCAACTTCTGTATGATAAAATTTAAATGTATGAATTATATTTTGGGTAAGTTTAAAAAAAGGATAATGTATTTCCTTTTGATATATATTACTACGTGTTTCAAAATTTTTTTCGTTATTATATCTAACTATAGCCTGTTCTGTTTCTTTTGTAAAGTAGTTTTTTTTCTGTTTTTTAGCAGAATGCTTTCTAATAATGGAATCCATAAGATTAATACTTTTTTAACTTGAAGTCATTTAAAACTTCTTGTATATTTTTGATTTGTTCAAAAAAGAAACCTATTTCATCATCACTTTTAAACGAGCCTTTAATATCTATTTTTTTAACTTTTTCATCTGAAATTTCAATCACCCTAGAGATTTTGTCTAAATAATCTAAGTATCCAACCACAATATCTTCTGCTTTTTCATTTTTTCTTAGTAAATTAAAAGTAGTAAAACCTAATATTATAACTAATACTGATAAAACACATATTGTAACTATATAACCGATCATAATTTATCTAAAATATTTTTTAAACCTTCACTCTTTATTGAACCTAAAGCTTTATTCTTAATAGCTTGTTTCTTATTCCCGTTCAATGTAAAATTATCTTTTGGCTTATCCAACCCACTCTCTCCTTTAAATTTTGGTAACCATTCTTTTTCAAATTCTACTCTTGCTGACATCATATCTGCTTGGTGAAGAATAAATGGAAGTGATGTTCTTGGTTTAGTTTCTGGCATATATGATTTCAAATATTTATCATTTGCGGGATCATATAAACCATCATGTGTTTGGATTGCAATCATTTCATTAAATGTGTACTTAATATCATGTTCTTGGAGTAAAAATAAACCTCTATCTGGAACTGATGCAAATGCAATTTGTTTATTATGCATATAATCCTCACCTAATTTATCTTTTCTCCATTTATCAGTCTGGGGGATATAAGATTCATGCTCACTATCACCCATTTTACCTAAATCATGATTAATGGCTGAAAATACTAATTCTTCAATTGTATAATTTTGTTCAGCTCCAAATTTTTTCCAGATTTTATTTATCTCTAAAGCAGCATCAACAACTCTATTAACGTGATCCACATACCCACCTGGAAATGCATTATGGTATTCTTTTTTATGGGAAGCAGGCATCATTACTATTCTGTCTGCGAATTTAGTGTAAAATTCTATTAATTTCTCCCTTCTAGGGTCTGATATGTATTTATTAATAGTATTATATAACTTTTCAAAATTATCTTGAATTTGTTCTGCTGTTAATTTCATATATTATCCGTTTCTAAGAGGGTTAGTGGTTCTATCAATTAAAGATTTTAAATCTTCTAATAATTCTTCAAGATCATTTATATTTTTTTTAAATTCATCCCTTGATGATTGTCCACTTAAATTATATTTTAAGTTTGAAATTTTCCCTTCCATTTGGGATATCCTTCTATCAATTAAATCTTTATTCATATCTTATGTTGTTTATATTGGGTGTTCCTTAACCCCTTAATACCTAAGTAACCTTATTTTCTCTAATTATCTTGTTCCCTTAAGCCCGTATCCCCAACATACGAATAAAAGAGGGCGACTCCAAATTATTTTTCAAAATGTTCACAAATATCTTCGATTTTCTTTAATAGAGCGCATCTTTCATATTGTTCTTGCTCCTCAAAGAAGTTTATACCCAGCTTTATTGTGGTCTGGAAATATTCATCATTATGTTTTTTTAGTGAAGAAATATGATCTTCATTACTAAGGTTTATTTTTTGGATGTAATGCCAGGCCCTATTGTAAGTTACCCATTCTCCAGCTTCGGACATTTCATTAGCATCTAAATCAGAATTAGCATCTTTAAACATTTTTACTATTTTTTTATTAAAGTTTAAATTATTCAAGACTAATTTTTTGTACATTCCAACAAAATATGCAGGAGATTCTTTAAAATCTATATATGACTTATCATTCCCCCCACTAATTTCTTCATTAGAGGAGAATAATGAAAATATATGATCCATGTTCTTACCCACTATTTAGATATTGATTGGGTTACTTTCATAAATGCATATTCCCACCTTTCTACAGGGGTTTTATGTTTATGTTTTTCTTGTAATGACATTTTTTTTAATTGATCATCAAATCTATTCCTAATTCCTTTATTTTCTACTTTTTGGTAGATTTCATAAAAAGTATCTTCATTATATTTCCCCATAATAAAATTATTTTGTGGTGATAAATATCAAAATTTTTCTATTTTTTCTTTAAGTTCATCAATTTGTTTACTAACTCTTTCATATTCAGCAATAAGGTTTAACCCTTCCATATTATTTGGATGGTATAACCATAAATCATCTTTCCTTGATGTTAAAAATATCAAGTTATTTATTAAATCTTCTTTTTGATTTTTCATAATTTTATAGATTTGTATAAAAATAATAATAATATTTGGGGTATCCAAGGAATTTAGAATAATATACTATTTTCCTCAAAAAATTAAAATATTACCAAATGTGATATAAACATAGGTAATTTAAATGTGTGCGATGTATGTGTAAATTGTATTGTATGCGAAATTATGCGCGACTATTGCGCGATACTAGCATAAAAGATGCATACACCATGCAAGTAATCCATTAAGTTGTAGAACTACCAAATTCCACTGTTTGCGTACTGTTGTTTGAATTAAAACACATAAAAATCCTAAAACATATAAATAAGGATTAACAGTCCATTGGGCTGCTATCAAAAATCCAACTCCCATATATCCTATTCTTGTAGAAAGTCTCTCTAAAGGGGATAGTTTTCTATCTCTAACTAAAGTTTTCAGGAAATTACCCCAAGGTTTATTTTTCCTATTAAGTATTAATTTTTTTACATGCATAGGGATAAATATATGAAAAGTAACTTCTCTTTTAAGTCTCTTAACAGATTTTAATTTATAAATACGTATATACTACCTATACATATCTTTTACCGAGGATTTGAATAGCTTCAATTGCTTCATTTAATGGGATATCAAAAAATTCCCTATTATTGCTTACTCTATAGGACTCAAGCTCTTTATGAACTTCTTTTTCAAGTTGTTCACCATTAAAGCATTGAAATGCCCATTCTAAGTCAAAGGGTAATGCAACCCCCGTAGAGGATCCAACTTGTTTAGCCCTTATATCAGGCTCGTTTTTAGTATATCCAATTTTTAAAAAGTTAGGCATAGATGGGTTTGATAAAACATATACCCATTGGTCTCCTTTACCACGATTTTTATAAATGTCTTTCCTCCTGGAGGTGTAATATGTTATTTTATCCCATCCATCATCATCTAACTCAAGTGTATAGTATCTAAGGGGGGAATTTAAATTATCTTCTTTTTGGCTGATATAATTAGATGCTTCGTTTAAGGAAATTTTAGTAATAGGCATGAGTGAGTTGTAAAAAACCCCCTTGCGGGGGTATATTAATATTATTGAGCGTATTCTAAAGCTAATTCAAATAAATCTTTATTAATTTTTTGATCTTGCTTGAAATTTTTAATTTCTCTCGCTTTTCTAACTTTGTTAGCAGTTGTGTATTCGAAATCACCACTAATGATTTTTTCTTGTACTACATTAAATACACTCCAAAGATCTTTACCTTCATCTTCTGTTCTAGTAGGTGTAAGTAATTCTTCGAAATTAATTTTAATTCTTTTTAACTCTTTATCTGTGAATCTAGTATTAAGAGCTTTTTTAGCAAACTCAACAGCTTGTTTTTCACCAATTTCTGTTTCTTTCATTTTATTCATTGATTCAACTGTTAATGGTAGTTTCTCAACCATTTCTTTGATTTTAACTTGAAGCTCTTCGAATGAATAACCCATGTGTCTCATTTTTACATCTTCAAATGTTGAAGTTGATATAACTAATCCATTTTCACAAATCATTCTAAATAAACCCGCTGTAAAGGTAAATGCATTTTTTCCATCATGGCTATTTGTAAGTAATACTTGTGGGAAAACAGTATCACCATCATCTCCATTAATAACAACATCATTATTTCTAAATATCACTAGATGTTTTTGGTAACCCTTAGTATTTTCTTTTCTAGCTTTAACTGATTTAGCATCTACTACTCCCCAACCTAATGTAGCCATATCATCTATGACTTTTGATGTTGGAATGTGTGTGTAATGTTTTGATACTTCACCTGAGGATTTATCTGAGAATATAACAGGACATAATACTTTTAATTCATTTTTACTTTTAAACTCTACATTTTCTAAATTTAACATAACTCTTATTTTTTAATTAACCGGCATTATTGCCTTATTTACCCCGTAAATATACGAACAATTCTTCGGGTATCCAAGTACTTTACCGGAAGTCTTTAATATATTTTGAATACTTCTTCTATTACTATTACTACAACAATAATAGAACTACTAATAATTAAAATATTGATCATGATATCGTTAAATCAAAAGAACCTACACCTTTTATGTAATAGGAATTAACTGCTATTGTAGCAGATGGTGTGAATATAAAAGAACCACCACTACCGTATATAGATATGGAAAATCTTCTGTTAGTTTGGTTTAAAGATCCTGATTCTATACCATTAGCGTAAGTTCCAAATGATCCTGTCATATTAGTACCTATATAATTTCCATCTATTTTATCTGGGAATATGTCCAATATAGCGGATCGATTAGCATTGGTAAATCCTGCGGCCTGTATGTCATTTTGTGATATAGTAATAACATCCCCACTAATAAAATTACTCCCTGTCTCAACAACAATTCCTTCCTTAATCACCCCATTAACAGATGTTAATGATATAACACTTCCACTTCCTTGAGTATCTCCAACTACATCAAAAAGAAAAGTACTGTTTAGTGCTGGGACTGTTGTAGTAATATTAGGACTTGAAAATGGGAGTATCCCACCCGGAATTAAAGTTCCTACTTGTGGGTTTAATGTAGATAAGTTTTTATTCGCAATAGGATTTCCTTCTAATGTAAGATATCCAATTGGGTATGTGCCTGTTGAACCTGTATGGTTAGTGATTGTGAATGTTTTAGCACCTGTTAGTACTTCTCCTAATGATCCACTACCTTTGGTCTGAGCTGCTGTGTATGTTGCCATTTTTTATGATAAATATTGCAAGTATATACTTTTGTCGATATAAAAGATTTTTTCTTCTAAAGAGTTGCGGATCTGTGGATTTTTAAACCCTGAACCGAAACGGGTCTTCAAATATGTTTACGGTGGTGATTACGTCGTTGATCTTCTATTATGTACTTAACGTCAGTTCTTCTCCCACAATGAGGGCATGTGGGTTTTTCAATATCTTCTGCTTCGTTTATTGTCCATTCTTCATGGCATTTTCACATTGGTAGATATATGTGTGTCTTATGAATACTTTGTGGGGCATGTTTATACATATGTGGTTTTAATATATAAATAGATATAAGTATATACAATCGATGGGTTAGAGGTGTACTCGATCAAATAATCCGTCTAAATCCTTTTTTACCACATACACGCGTCGATGGACGGCAGCAATACATGGGTATTATTTACATATGTGCGCGTACGTACGCCAGCCAAATGCCACGCATTAACATATAATGCTATATAATATATTAAGTACAACCCCCTATGTTATTAATAATAGGGTACATATAAGGTGCGACAGCATAATATGCTGGATACACATAAGGTACGAACGGCGAACCATCCACCATAATATAAAGTACGTCACACGGGATTACAACCAACAGCATAATATGCTGCGCTGGACTCACCATCACATTACCCCACCACATCCACATTTAATTGCCTAACTTTATGCTCCACCGCATTAAGAGCCATCTTATATCCTAAGTTAACAGCCATATGCATCAGAACAATATCATTAGAACCATGATTGCCATACGCAAACGCTTCTAATGCCCCCATCGATGAAGGTGTTGCAATAATTGAACGATCTAACTTACTTGCCTCTAGGGCGATATATTCATTTAACTTTTCTACATTCATAACCATTATTTTAATATTCGATGTGAATATACGAACAAGGAGTACGGTATCCAACCACTCTCGCAATTATTTTAAACCTGTTTTGGAGACATATGGCCAGTATGTTCTCATGTGGTGACGGTGAACCTCATTACAACCGTAATATACGACCTTTCCTTGCGGTATCCAAATATTTTTACATATGTGTTTGTGAATATCCATGAAAAGGCGTGAATAGCGCGCGGTTCATGAGTATATACTTCGTCGTTATGGAAGGGTTGGGGGCGCGCAATAAATGGGTTAATACATAACCCGTTTTATCCCACATAACACATCACCGTTTTGTCATATATTGTAATATTTTTATATAGGTATTCCACACGTGAATCAATGCTTGACACATTTGGCGCATAACCCTGCTGCCACACCTCGCATTATCCAGCACTATCAACGCATTTAACACATTACCTCACCCACAACATATATCACCACAATGACATAAATAAACCGCATTAAACCGCATATAAATTAATTTAAGACCACGTATTAAGGATATACGGATTCGGGTATTAAGGTATGTCGAAAAAAACCTTCGAGTTAAAGGTCCACCCGTCATTCACGTCGTTATATTCTTATTATCATTCGTCACTGGACTATCCATTTCATCTCCTCTACTCCCACTTTTTACAAGCTCCTTCTCCACATTGCCTACTGCTTTTCCTATCTTTTCATCAAACTCCTTATCATCCACTCCTTTTAGCTTCATTATACTCCTCATATCCAAGGCACCAATATTCATTAAAAACTCCTTATAATGCTTATTAAATTCTTCTTGTGTCATTATTTTACATTTAAATACTTTTTATACTTATCACTCATTTTATCATAATACTTTGTACCCAACATTGACTTATGGGCTTCATTTATCTGTTTCTTTGGGTTAATCAATATTAAAAAACAAGGAGCCAATGATCTAGCATTAAACCCATCGGCCTCTAACTTATCATTTGGATTAATACACAACGCCTTCCAATATGTTATATTTAAAGTTTTTAATAACCTATTCAAATACTTTTGATACCCCACAGTATCACTCTCCTCAATAAAATCCTTTTGAATAAACACAGCTGAATTCATACCTGACTTAACAAACCTACTCATACACATAACAAAATCACTATCCGAAGGATACTGTTTATTTAAATTAGATGCTACCTCATCAATATAGATATTATTTGATTTTCGTTCTTGTTTAGCAAACGGACATGCTGACATTCCATTATACTCTTGTCTTGGGACTTCTAAAACATTCTCTATATAGTCTAATACTTTACTTTTAGTGCTCATATTTTATAATGTTTATACAGGCTTATAGCTGCATACATAAATATTCCTATTAATAAGATTGGTGGATATAAAATTGTAGTAACAATACCCGTTGCTCCTACTATTATCCACATTAATGCTAATTCTTCTTTATTTTTCATAATTCTCTTTTTTCTCCGTGTATTATTTTTAATGTTGGGAATCTTAAACTAATCCCACCTTTATCGTTAGTCGTCTCTTCAAAATATTGTACTGTAATAATTTTACCTACTATTGAACCATCCATATATTGTAATCTTTGTTCTTGAGACCAGCCACTACCAACTTTTACTCTGTGACCTTTATGTTCAATCCATACTTGGGCTAACATTTTAATAGTTTCTGATTTACCATCTCTAACTACTTCATGATCATCAATATCAAAATCAATAACTTCATATTCAGCATCATGGAATTTTTTTACTTTAACTAAATTTTTACTACGCTTACCTTCATATCCAACGTCTTTTCTTAACATAAATCCTTCCCAATTACCATCTGCAGCCATTTGAGACCACATATCAAAATGTCTACCATCTGTAATAACTGCTTGTTCAGTATAACGTAAAATATTTGTATCATTATTATTATCTAAAAATGATCTTAGTGTGTGTAATCTATCCCTTAATATTTCTTCACTCTTTTGATTATTGAAATCTTTAATATTTAACATATCAAACATCATGTAAGCTGGATTTTTAATTTGATGATCTTTACGTCTTAGTTGCTTCATTACACCTTGAAAATCTTCATTTCCATCTTCATCTACTAAACAAATCTCACCATCAAATACAGTATTAATAATACCTGTAGATTCAATAGTATTTTTAACTTTATTTAATGTAGTAAACTCTTTACCCATTCTAGAGTATAAAGTGCATTTACCATTTTCATCTGTAATAGCTAAACAACGAACACCATCTAATTTTCTTGAAGCATACCAATTATCTTCCCAATTACATTCTTCTTTATATTCTTGAGCTAATGCTACTGANAATGTAGGTATTAATCCTGNTATTGCTTTATTTATTACTTTAGCTCCAGCTCTAATNCCTAAATCTTTATCAATAATCTTGTAAATTAATTTATCATCATAACCATTTACTAATGCTATTGCATCATGACCNGTTACAACTCTTTTATTTAATCTATTTAATACCTCAAATATATTTTTAACGTTTTCAGCTTTTAAATGGCTATTTTTAATACACGTTTTACCTGTAACATAGTATTGTTTAAATGGATTATAAGTGTATTCTAATATTTTATGAATGAAATCACTACTATTTTTTATAATTTCTACCTTATCATTAGCACTACTTGTGCTACGCATTTGCTCAATAAAACCATTTAATTCTGTCATAACCCTTATTTATTTTTAATATGGTAACTGTATTTCCAACCTGTATCCTCATCTTCAATTTCATTTTCTTCAACTTCGTAAGGAGTAGATAAAAATAAACCATTTAACTCTGAGACATTAACTTTAGCCCAGTATCCAAATCTTAACATAATATATTCTTCACCGTCGAATTTATCATATCTTGCTTCAATCTGGAAATCATCGTAACCATATAAT